CAAGTATGATACAAACGGCAAGCACACATTATGTTATCGATTAGATGGAAATGAAGGTTCGGTAACTAAACAATTTTTTGAAGTAGGAAATAAAACACAGGAACAATATTACGGAGGCAAGTTTCCATGGGTAAAGATGTAATCATAGGCGTAGTGGATAACTATGACTGGGATAAAATTAAGTATTGGGCCAACTCCATTAAGCAATCAGGTTTTGACGGTCATAAGGCATTGATCGTTTATAACATGAATGCTGAAACATCTAAAAAACTTTCTAGCGAAGGTTTTATTGTTGTTGGTTGTAATGAATATAGTGAAGAAAAAGGTTTTAGTTTCGATACATCAAAGCGAAGTATTATGGTAGATCGTTTCTTTAACATTCATAACTTCTTAAACATGCTACAAGACCCTACTGATGTTGAGCGTGTGATTATTACAGACGTTCGTGATGTGGTGTTTCAGGTTAATCCAACTGAATGGTTAAACACATTCTTTCTACCTCAATATAATCTGCTGGTTGGTTCCGAGAATATGCTTTATAAGGATGAACCATGGGGTCGTAACAACATGCTACAATCTTTTGGTGAGTATTTTTATGATCGCCTAAAGGATGAACGCATTATCTGTGCCGGCGTTATTGCTGGCACTCTGGAAGATGTTCGTGATCTTTGTCTAACACTATGGTTAGTTTGTCGCAATATGAATCCCCATGTTCCAGGAGGAGGCGGGCCAGACCAGGCGACCCTTAATATCTTACTTGATACGGTTGTTCATAAATATACAACTTTCTTTACTGAACCTGTTGACGGTTGGGTTGTTCATGCTGGTACCTCTATGGATGCTGTCCGTGCTGGTTCTGGTGGTATTGGTGAGGCATATCTAAAAGATCCTAGTATCAATCTACCATTCGTAAATAATATTGAGTATTCTGTTATTAACAATAAAATTGCTGCTAATCAAACACCATTAACAATTGTCCATCAATGGGACCGTGTGCCCGCGTGGAAGAAACTGATTGAGGAAAAATATGGCTCTAACTGATGAAGATTTTAAGACTATTGAGGAACTAGGTGACGCATATCCACAGGAGTGGATTTCTAACAAAGGATTGGTTCCGTATATCAAGAGACTAGGCGAGAAACTAAAAGGTATTGAGATTGGTACCTGCCGTGCCGAAAGTACCGCATACTTTCTTGAAAAGTGTCCGAATATTGACCTTCTAACAACGATTGATCCTTATAAAGGTTATCAGGATTGGAATGGTGAGATTACACAGGAGACGGTTGATCGTTTCATGGAAGTCGCCAAAAAGAACTTAAAGCAATATGGTAAGCGTGTTAAGATGCTCCGAGAGGAATCTACCGGTGTTGCTGATACATTCAAGGACAAATCCATAGATTTCATCTTTGTTGATGGCGATCATTCTTATGATGCTACCTTGGCAGATTGTGAAGCATATTATTCCAAACTGAAAAGCGGCGGCCTATTTTGTGGCCACGATTATCAAACTATTGAAAGTGTTAAACGATCTGTTGATGATTTTCGCGCAAAGCACAAGATTACCTCACCAGTCAATCTAACAACAAACTCGGCATTTTTTTGGTATAAGTAATGAGAGAGATTAAACTAGGATTTGCTGATACTTTTTCTACTGCGGTAAACTTCTTTACCGAGGCATTAAGTAAGCAATTCCATATTATTCGTGATGATGCACAACCAGAATATCTAATCTACGGTGAAGGAGTCTATGGACAAAATCACCGCAGGTTCGGTCCTGAGGTCACCAAAATCTTCTATACAGGAGAGAATGTTCGCCCACCTTGGGGTGAGTGTCAGTATGCTATGACATTTGACCATGAGAACAGTGCCAGACATTATCGTTTACCTTTATATGTTATCGATATGTGGGGTGCGGTGACCGAAGGATGGACCAAAGACTACTATCAACTGGTTGGTCTAAAACACGACTATGAACGAGAATACGATGAAAGAGACTTTTGTTCTTTTGTTGTATCTAATCCAGGCCAGGATATGAGAAATAAGGCCTTTCGTTTCATCAATGAATATAAAACGGTTGATAGTGGCGGGCCGCATCTAAACAACATTGGTCATGTTCTACCTAGGGACAAACTATTACATAAACTAAACTTCTTAGATTGTTACCGTTTCAATATCTGTTTTGAGAATGGTTCGCATCCTGGTTATGTTACCGAGAAACTATTCAATGCACTACAGATAAAGACCATGCCAATCTATTGGGGTTCGGCCACGGTTGATAGAGACTTTAATCCTTTAGCCTTCATCAATGCTGCTGACCATGGTAATTTTAATAAACTGGTAGACTATGTTCAGCATTTGGATTCACCTTCTGGTAAACAAGAGTACCTAGATATTATAGAGAGACCTGCTTTTAAGAATGATGTTCCTAATGAGTTTACAGATATGAATAATCTATGTGACTGGTGGGAAACATTTGTAATGGGTGTAAAATGAGATTATTGTTTGTGGTTCATCGATATGCTCCATTCCCTGGTGGTAGTGAGTATTATGTCCAGAATATGGCCGAGGAAATGCTTAAACGTAAGCATCAGGTTACCGTTCTAGCACATGAACATCAAGGTAACCTGAATGACATTACCGTTTCAAATGACTATAACACTCTTCTAAATCAGAAATGGGACCTTATCATTGTTCATGGAGGTGATGTTATCTCTCAGAACGTTGTTCATATCAATGCGGAGAAACTACAATCACCTGTTCTTTATCTAATTGTCAAACCAAGTGATAGTCCAACCTGTGTTCAAGGATTAAATAATCATCGTTTTCTTGGTTACTCAACCAGCATGGACGTTGAACACCTCAAGAAATATGGTGTAATCAATAAAGGCCGGCGTATTCGTCATGGTATTGTTCCTCACAAATATCAAAGAGCAAACTTAACAGGCAAAACAATCTTTGTATCCGCAGGTGGATTCTGGCAGCATAAGGCCATGACACCTTTGGCAGAGGCATTTACAAAAGCAAATATTCCTAATGCTCAACTCCATCTATATGGATACGGTGAAGAACATTTGATGCCAAAAGAAACTAAGAATGTAAAGTGTTTCTTTGGTAAAGACAAGACAGAGGTTTTACTCTCTATTAGTGCCGCAGATGCTTATATTATGAACTCTTATGAGGAAGGTTTTGGTCTTGTCCTTTTAGAATCCATGATGAATAAGGTGCCTTGGTATGCAAGAGATATTGCCGGTGCTAAAGATATGTGCTACCATGGGACAGTTTATGAAACAGAGGAAGAGTTGATAAAACTCCTCCGTAAACATAAACGGAATGATAAGAAGATTGAAGATGCATATAACTATGTTATGTGTAATCATACCATCCAAGATACCTGTAATGATATTGAAGATATACTATTGGAGACATTAAGATGAAGGTAGCAGTTATTGGTGCCGGCGGCCATGTAGGATTTCCATTTTCATGTGTTATCGCCGATGCTGGTCATACAGTGTTTGGTATTGACATAAACCAAGATGTTGTAGATAACCTAAACTTTGGCCATGTTCCTTATGTTGAAGAAGGTGCCGAGGATATTTTAGCAAGAAACATAGCACAAGAAAGATTATTCTTCACTACCAATTTTGACTTCATTAAACAGGCTGATGTTGTCGCTATTATGATTGGCACACCGGTTGATGGAGAAGGCAATGCTAGATTGGATGACCTTTTTAATTTTGTTGACGATACTCTTATTCCTCGTATGAAAACAGGACAGTTAATTGTCCTTCGTTCTACAGTATCACCAGGAACATTAGAGGTTCTTCGCAACCATATTGCTGACCGTCATGGATGGGCGGAAGGTGCCGATTATCATCTTGTATTCTGTCCTGAGAGAGTGGTACAGGGCAGGTCTATTATTGAGACGGGTAAACTACCACAAATCATCGGTGCTTTTACCGACCAATCTTATAGAGTTGCTAAAGATTTCTTTAGCACATTTATTAACAATGAAATCTTCCAACTTACTCCTAAAGAGGCTGAGATTGGTAAACTAATGACGAATATGTATCGTTATGTTACCTTTGCCTTTGCTAACGAGTTTTGGATGATTGGTGAAAAACATGGAGTGAATATTGACAAAGTTATCGATGCATGTAATTACGATTATCCTAGAATGGCAGTTCCTCATCCAGGACCTAATGTTGGCGGTCCTTGCCTATTCAAAGACGGTAAGTTCCTGCTTACTGACATTCCCTTTGGCGATCTTATTAACACTAGCTTTCATATTAACGAAGGTATGCCTGATTATATCTTTAATCGTATTAAGAACATCAGTCCAAATATCAAGAATGTATTGATACTTGGTGCCACTTTTAAAAAGGATTGTGATGATACCAGAAACAGTCTATCTTTTAAAATGCGTAAGGTATGTAAGAAACATGGTGTGAAATCTTGGATGTGGGATCCGTTTGTAGTAGTGGATCAAAACTTACCTTCGGCAAAAGATTATGATGCTGTTATTGTAATGACGCCTCACTCAGATACAGAAAAAGTGTGGCCAATATGGGACTTTAGAAAAGATTGTACCATTGTTGATTTATGGAAAATCTATCCACGAAGCAAGATAAGTAATACGGGCATTTATAGAAATGGAGATATTTTATGATTAAAGTTTTGGTGACAGGTAGTGAAGGTTCTTTGATGCAGGCGGTCATTCCGCTTCTACTAAAAAAGAACTATGTTGTTGTCGGTGTTGATAATCTTGCTCGTTATGGTGAACGCCTTGGTATTGCTGGTAATGATTATCAGTTTATTAAATGTGACTTGACAGACCGTTTGAATGTTGATAACTTGGTTAAACAGACCAAACCAGATTATATCATTCAGGCAGCAGCAACCATCTACGGTGTCGGTGGATTCAACAAGTATTGCGGAGAAATGTATAAGGACATTACTCTACATGATAATGTCCTCCGTGCGGCCGTTGCTTATGGTGTTAAAAAGGTAATCTATATTTCATCATCGATGGTTTATGAGAACTGTCCACAAGAGATTGGTAAGCCAGTAACAGAAGATATTGTTGATTATTACCCAGCACCATATACAGATTACGGTTTGTCTAAGTTTGTTGGTGAACGTGTATCTAAGGCATATCTCAAGCAGCATGGCCTAAAGTATACCATTTGGCGTCCATTCAATATCATTACACCATACGAAAAGAGTGAAGATGAACAGGTTGGTATCTCTCATGTGTTTGCTGATTACATTAAGAATATTGCTATTGAGAAAAAGAAACCACTCCCAATCATAGGAGACGGTCTACAGATTCGTTGCTTTACTTGGATTGATGAAGTAGCACAGGCAATTGCTGAATACTCTTTTTTAGATAAGACAGACAATGAGACATACAATCTTGGTAATCCAGAACCAATCTCTATGCGTGTTTTAGCAGAAAAGATTGTTCATATTGGTTCTAATGAGTTCAAGACGTTTGATGATTACTTTCTTCTTTATGAATCGGTTGGTGAATATGAGAATGATGTCCGTGTTCGTATTCCAGATGTTGATAAGGCCAAGAATGAACTTGGTTGGCAGGCAAAGATGCGAGCCGATGATTCCATTCGTTTATGTCTAAAGTATATTGTGGAGGGTAAATGATTTTAGATATAGGTTCTGGACCACATCCTAAAGCGGATGCTACTGAAAGAATGGATATGCACCAGTGGGCAGGCGTGACACAGGTTCACGACCTGCGCCATTTCCCTTATCCATATGAAGATAGCTCCGCAGAAAAGATTTACCTTGGTGATGTTATTGAACACCTTACCAAGTTTGATGCACCAAACGTATTGAAAGAAATCCATCGTATTCTAAAATCAGGTGGTCAATTTGAGATTACCTGTCCAGATGCTTTATGGATTATGACACAAATTGTTGAAGGTACATGGAACGAAAATGCTAATGTTGATTGGTTAAGACAGAATGAGGACCCATGGGATAATGCTATGGACTATCTGTTTGGTGGTTGGCGTCATCCAGAAGAACACAGGATTCCTGGCATGGGACACATTAACGGATTTTGTTTCACTTCTTTAAGAAAAGAACTTGAGGCGGCAGGATTTAAAAATATTGAACGAGTAGCAGATGATAGAAATCCTGAACCAGCAAGATGGTCGGTGTTAAAACTGGTAGCAACAAAATGATGGATAAATGGGAAGAACTTAAACTCCTTATTGATGGGCACATGGCATGGCCTGTAATTTACAGTCACTCTAGAGATTTTGAAAAGGGTGAAATGAAACGTGTTAAAGAATGGATGACATATCTTGAAAAGAAAGAATCGGAGTCCATAAATTTACATATTCAAAAGATGGCAGTAAAAGAAGAATCAGGATTTCTTTTCACAGGAGTTCCAACATTTGACCAAAAAGAATGGGATAAAATGTTAAAAAACTTAGAAGGATTATCTTAGTGTATGATGAAATATTTGATGACAACCTTAATGGTGGTATTCCCCACGGTTACTAATGCACAATATCATTCTTTGAGTGGTGGCCCTGTAACAGATATTCCTGCTTTCTCTTGGGAAAATCCAAGATGGAGTGAAGGTTCAACCGCATTTAATGCTAGCCCACATCAACTACCTACGGCATCAGCACCTACGATGGTTCCTTCATTTGCTCCTGATAGTCGTGGTACTGCCGCTGCCGGTGGTTTTATTCCACCTTCAAGATTGAATAATGACTTCGGAAATATGGACTAATTGTCTAAAAATTGACGGCGATTGTCTAAAACTGACTGTTTTCCTTATTATTTCTATGTCATAATGTTGTTATGTAGTCAATCAGGACTACTAAATATCTTATCGGGTCCTATTACCGGGACCCTAAGAAAAACAATAGGAGTGATAAATGAGCGTTGTAAATCGAGCGGCAACAGCCGTGGCTACCGGCGTTGACAGTAAGGTCGTTGACCTTCGAGGAATGTGGATAGGACTCGCAACCTTAAACATATTCTATTTAATTGTCCGTATCTATGAACAGGTTTTCGGTTGGCGTGCCGGCCTTGACTCGTTCGCACCAGAGTTCCAGACATATTGGATGTCTATTCTTTGGACGGAAATCCCACTAGAACTTGTTTCAGGTCTTGGTCTTGCGGGTTATCTTTGGAAGACCCGTGATAGAGACCTAGCAAATGTAGCACCTCGGGAGGAGTTGCGTCGTTTGGTAACACTGGTTCAGTGGTTGGTTGTTTATGCTGTTGCTATTTACTGGGGTGCAAGTTTCTTCACTGAACAGGATGGTACATGGCATATGACAGTCATTCGTGATACTGACTTCACTCCGTCACATATCATTGAGTTCTACATGAGTTATCCAATCTA